CACCTACATTTGTTTTCTGTATCTTAACTTCTAGTATGTTGTGAGTGGCTAATTTTTTTAGATAAGAATATTTTTGAACATATAAAGGATATACTTCTTTAAAAAATAAATCTATGAAAGGACCATTGTTATAAGTCATTGCAACATTCGTGCTTCTTATGGTGTCTATTGAATTATCTGACACCAATGTCTCATCTTCTTTTCTAGGATATACAGCACCTTGTTGTTCACATTTATTAAAATAATTTACATAATTCTCTATCATTTCATTAGGCATAAAATTTTTAAATACACCTATATGATCCTTAATCAAAAATTCTTTATTCATTATGTCGCCCCTCTATTCTTAATAGGATCAAACTGTACATCACAATTTGCAGCAAGTGTTCTTCTGGTCTCGTTAGTTCCGTTGAAAGGATAAACACAATGTCTCATATCATATGGAAAGACATAGAAGTCTCTAAGTTCCATAGGTGGTTGATAATCTATCTTTGCAAACTGTCCATTGGCAGCGCCCATTATTTGTAGTCTACCATTTTGTGGCACTTCATCATTAGAATATTCTCGACCATATGTCGATGGTAGTTTTAAAATCATTACACTTGAAAGACCTGTGAATAACATTCCTCTGTGAATATGTGCAGGATTGTATTCGTGTTGTTTCATCTCATTAACCCATATAGAATTTAAATGAGTATCATATTCTTTGATTTTATTAAAAGCTAGATAGTGATGAAATATACTCATGAAATAATCTGTCACATTTTTAGGTAATAGATTATGATTTTTCATCTTAGTTTGATCAGCACCATTATAGAATAGTGAATGCTCACTCTCTATCTTGCCAACCAATTGTTTGTTGGCTTTATAAAGATTGTTGTAATTGTTTTCGTATATTTGATTAATCGAGTGAAAAATGTCTAATGGTACCTGATATTTTAAGACTGATTGACCTAAAAATACAAAATCAAATTTAAGATTTTGGTTTACCATGTTGAGTAATCTGCTCTTGTTTTTCAGTATTGTTCTCTAACTCACCAGATTTTTTGATTCTTTTTAATGTTTCTAGTTGCCCCATTATATTAAATATATCTGTATCAGATGAATTATTAGTCAATGTTTTTGCTTTTTCAGCATAGTGTCTACCATAAGACTCTAATTGATGTTGATTAACATCTTGATCGTTAAATGTTCCATCATTAAATTCTTTCTTTAATTTAGACCACATCTTGATCTCTCTCATTCTGTGTCTTGCAACTTTTTCCATGGATGCTTTTGCAAATCTACACTCATCTAAATCAATTTGAAATTTAGTTAATTTATATTCATCTTGCTCAGCAGATATTTTTTTCTCTAGATATTTTATCTTTGCGTCATTTCTTCTATAATCAAAAGAAAGTGCCATTAGGTTATCTAAATATGATGATTGCTCTCTAACACACTGCCAATATTTTGCAGCTTTTGTTGGATACCTATTATCTTGTAATACAGAAAATCTTGCTTCAGTTTCGGTTCGAAACATTTGTTTTTTATGCCAAGTGTCTCGTAGTTCTTCCGTCATTTCTTTGAAAGCAGAAACATCTTCAGAGCTTAATAGATTAGTTAGGTTGGGGGTTTCGTCTTCGATCAGACTTTTAATATCTCTTTTTATTATATCATCACTCATTCAGTTCTCCTTATTATATATCTATAATGTTATTATTATTTATAAGACTTTTATATTATGATGAAGATAAAATTTCTGTTAATTTTCCATCACCATACCATTCTTCAACTGCGCCTGTACCTGAAAAAGGAGATTCTCCTCCCATTGCTATTGCTACGGTAGTTGATCCTGCACTTTTTGCCAAAGCACGTCCAGTGTTTATACTATTTAAATGTGTCCAATTAGTTCCATTCCATGATTGAACATTGGTTGGATTTTGTTGACTTCCAGTGCTTAATGCAGCTGTTGCTGTTCCGTTTCCAGCATTATTATGTGTGGCTAAAGTCATATCATTTACTTCAGTCCAGTTTGTTCCGTTCCATAATTCTGTTTTATCATCTGTTGTATAAGATGGTGGAATACGACCACCGAAAGATAAAGCTGAAGTATTATCTGCTCCATTTGTACTTCCTGCTCCAAATCTAGC